TATAGTATTATGAAGGTGTTTCAATGCGAATGATAGCACTTGTAGCGTTGTTTGTTGGGAATTGGATTTCAAAAGTACCATTTGAAGAAGATTTGTCGGCCAAGAAGTCTAACACCGCAACCGCATTGTTAGTGTTTGCTCCCGACGAACGATAAATCAACGCCCCGCGCGCAGTAATGGTTGAGGAAGTCCAGTTAATTGTCCCAAAACTCAAGAACACAGTTGTACCCGCACCCGTGGATGTAGGTGCTTGACTAATGGTAAGTTGTTTACCCCCAGTGGCGTAGCCGTTTCCATTTGCGACTTGACCTGTTGTGTTGTTCACATAATCGCTTGTAGCGGCGTTCAGTGTTGCAGAGTTGGTGTACAACGCAATGTTAAACGTATCGGTAGTATTGGCGCTAAAGTCCATTTCACCGTCGAGTAGTGCCTTCTTGAACGAAGTACACATAAAGTTCCCTGAAAAAGCCATTTCTTATCTCCTAGCTTACTGTAGTACGAACTTGACCAGAACGATACGCGTCTTCACGCAGCTTACCATCCCCAAGATTTTTTAACAAGGTTATCGACTGTAGGTACAGTTTTTCATACATTGCAACTACATCGGGTTCCCCCTTCATAAAACGTATTGCTTCTATTAAAGCACCGTTTAGCAGCGCAGAATCAAAGTTTTCGCCTAACCATGTAGTTCCAGCGGTGACTATAGATTCTGGATAGTACCCGTAATGCAGTTCTGTACTGTAACTCGTTTCCGGGGTTGGTCCGAGAATAAACGTATCGTCATCAAAATACGCATAATGTTTCGGAACACCTTTGTCACTAGGGTTAGGGTACGCTTCACGCATAAAGTTAACATCTTTGTTAATTAGATACGTGTATACATTTCCTGCGCTTATAACTGCTAAAGAATAGGAATACAAAAAGTCCGTAGGTACACTAAGGTATTTGTTACTGCCAGATATAGTGCCTACAACATTTTTGCGAAGTGCAGGAATTTGCACCGAATTGTATATCTTTTCTTCAGCTTGTTGCGTAAACATAGCTAACACATCCGCAGTGAAAGTAGTTTCGCAGATATCCTGTATATTAGTTGTTAACGCAGTATAATCCATAATTTACCCCATCGGCCCTCTTGCGTAGATACCTTGCGTTGCTGCGCCAGTACCGCGAACTTTTACTTTACCACCACTAGCATAACCTTTCTTAGCCATACCACCTTTTTGATAGCCCATAGCTTCAACAACAGCAGGGCGTTCTTTTTTTAATTCTGTTAGTCCTTTGTTTAGTTTTTTAGCCATAAAACATGCTCCTAATTTGTTACTACTGTTACTGTTCCTATTGATCCACTACCAACTAACCTATTTGGCATTAGATTGAAAGGATCGGCTAATCCTACCGGGTTCCAGCCACCTTGGAAGTTTCTGCTTGCTGTTAGACCTTGATCTGGGCGGGGGTTACGTAACGCCTGCGGATCGTTTATTGGCAACTCTCCTAATCGTAATTGTGGGTGACTAGGGTTCCAACAAGTTGGGCAGGCTTTGACATGCGAGTTTGTACCTTTTACAAACAGGTCTTTTAGTTTGTGCAAGTTATACTGAAATCCACACACATCGCACATTCCGATGGCACGTTTTCCAGCTGCAAACCTATTACCCATTAGTGTATACCTGCTATTCTAGGTACGAACCGTGCAGGTGTTTTTTCTCTATCTTCACTGGCAGCCATTTCAAACTGTTCGTCGTACACAGCTTTTAACATCTGTACGCGGTCTACAAGTTCAGGGACTTTCATTGCAATATGATAGGCTAGTCCCGAGACAAGGCACGGTAAAAATCTAAAACTTATGTCTGCTGTTTGTATGCCGCTACCTGCGTCTTCAATTCGACGCATACGCCAGTAATTAAGTTGATAGTTGTTATTGTCAGGAACAGGCCACACAATTACTTTGGGAGCAGGTTGCAACCGCTGCACATATATCTGTATAGGTCGGCCTTGTGTTAACTTGTTAGGGATAGCCGAGTACGTGGATACACTTATGCGGTTTATGGTAAGGTCCGATTGTGTGCTGGTATTAGCAGCGTTAGTACGTATTTGTTGTTCAAGCAAATCAATGGTATCTGCTGGTAACGTGTACTCCGACTGACCCTGTACTAGATTAATGGATGTTGGATTATCAATAGTCCACATATTTATGCCACGGTTCTGCCACTCAATCGTCATAAGATTCATGGATCGTCGCGCTGTACGTAAATCATAGCCGCTGCGAAGCTCACGCCCCGCACGTTCCCATGCCTCTTCAGCAATTTCCGTGAAGTCCATATTGAACGTTGCGGTGCCTGATGTTGTCATTTCTTACGCCTTTTTGCAGGAGCTACACGTTTAGGTTTTCCCGCAGGTTGTCCTAAACGTTTTTTCTGCGCTATACGTTTACTTTTCTCAGCCTTAGTCATTTCGCTGCTAGTTTTAGGAGTCTTGCTAGATACGCGCTTTGACGGTCTACAGTACGGTGTACCGCGTTTCTCGCCCTCCTGCCGACCACACTCTTTGCCTGTGCGGACATCTTTCCAATCCTCTTTAAACCAGCGTTTTAGGGCAGCGCCCTTTGCTGTTTTACGAACAGCCATTACTTGCCGCCCCTTTTCTTTCTACACTTCGCAATTGCGCCACTTGCATACGCGCTAGGAAAGACTTTGTACGAAGCCTTTACCTTTTTGTAACAAGCGTCCTTGACTGTACCGCCTTCCTTATAACCTTTAGTATTACAAGGAGACCCACTGGATTTGTAGTATTTTCGCATCAGACCATCTTGGCAGGTTTGCCGCCACGGGCCATGCCGTAACCGCGCACTTTACCACCGTTGGCATAACTTTTTTTCTTCATAACACCGCCGCCAGCTTTCATTTTTTTAGTCATGCCGCCAGCTTTCATACCTTCAGGGCGCATTTTTGGTCTTACTTTACGCATCTTTGCCTTTTGTTCTACTGACTTAGGCCGCATCTTTGGACGCAACGACGTTGCTACTCCGGGCATTTTTGGAGAGATACGTTGACCTTCCATAACACTCCCAGCCTCGGCTCTAGCAGCAGAATCAATACCGTCCTGCGTAACTTTCTTGCCTTTAGCGTAACCTTTTTTCTTCATGCCACCCATAGAGTAACCTTTTTTCTTCATCTTCATGGTTTTATTCCTTGTACAGATTGTTGAACACGCGCTCCGTGTCCCAGACGTATTCTACGTCTTCTTTTGAACCATATATATGTTGATTTGGTTTAAAGTCTGGAGCGCCTTGTCCTGTTTCAAACCACGCAGGGTGCGTCACGCGTACCCGATTGTTTGGTAGTGCCACTATGTTACCTGTATATTCGCCTGCATCTAACAACTCAAGTACGTGGCTTTGCTTATGCTGTGCAGGATCGTCAGCTACTTCGCTATCTGTGTAGTCTACAGTAAACAAATATTTGGCGGGATAAAACTCACCATCTACTTTGGCTATCCACGGTGCGGGAGAAGCTCGTTCTAGTTTATACACCGAATGATAGTGAGACATGCAATCCCAAGGCTGTGCAAGATACGGTGGCAACACCGTAGGCCATTCCTCAAGCGGTACATCCGCTACAAGAGCCGTCAGGGGCATCCTAGCCCACATTGCCCCGCCATGTACATTCTCGTCCTCGGTATCGTCTGACTCGCACCCCGTAAATATTACTTGAAAACTAAGAGTGCGGTTGGGCATTGTAGTAACACCTATAACCATAACATGTAGAAACTCACCGTGATAATCTTCAAGATTCTTAGTGTATTCCCTACGTACCCACGCTTTAAAGTATGGTATGCTGCTGGTCAGATATGGCATGTTAGCAATTCCATTTCCGCAAGCTCTTGTTAATGCGACTGTCAGGATCGTTAGCCGTCTTAGAACTTGTGTTACGCTTCTTCATGCCTTTCATACGGGCGCAGAACGACTTACGCCGATTTGCAGCCTTAGACCCTTTTTTAAGTTTGCTGGGTTTAGTAGTAACCGCAGTTTTTAACTTACTGCCGGGATTGGCCTTTCGGTAACTGGCAACGCCTTTTGCATTGAGTCCACCGGACTCACTCTTGCCTGCCTTACGTGTCCAAGCGGGGGATTTTACTCCCCCACCTTTTTTAAAATATGACCGCACTGAATTACTCCAGTATCAGGGTTATTTTATTTCCTGCCCCAGTAAGTGCTGCCACAAAACAACCATTAGTTGCTAGTATGCCATCTGCAGGAATATATACATCGTTCCAACCTGTAGGCAGTGTAAGGTCCAAAAGCACCTCACCTGTGCTGCTACCGTTACGTAGTGTAAACGCACAGGCAGCAGCAGCGTTAACTAACACTCCCAAGATACGCGTACGACTAGGGCCAACAATGGCAGCAGTATCGCCTACAGCAAAGTTAAATGCTCGTACTGAATTACCAGCCATTTACTCACTCCTTATGGACGAATGACGGTGTTGTAAGCCTGTGCATACATTACTGTAATACGTACAGAACCTGCGTTAGTAGCAGCAGAAGATGTTACGGTTAGACGCTTGTCTGAAGTTCCAATGTTGCCCCACTCTAAGGTTCCACCGCCGCCAATACCCAGAGCCTTAATACCAACAGTAGTACCTGATGCTACAGCGTTAATAATTGTATTAGCATTGCCACCTACTTCGCCAACG